AAGGGAAGCCTCCCGGCATATCATCGATGCCATCTGGGAGCGCACTCATCATGCGTTGCTGTATTTCTTCTGGTTCGCTATATCCAACAAACTCCGGCGCCACAAATTCTGCATCCCACCCATCCATATTTATCACCTCCAGTCAAATTGAGATTTTAAACTCATCTATATCTACGCCTTTAACTATAAAAGAAGCGCTAACCGCCTCTCCGTTCCATTGAAATTGAAAGTCTCTTACATATTCAGTCCTCGGATTTACCATCAACGCTTCTGTTATGGTTCTTTCTATTGCGGATTCTACTGCCTTTTCATTGTTCTCAGCCAATGCCTCTTCCAGTTCTGTCCCGATGTCATCTCGGTATGCTGCACAAGCATATCTTTGCGTAAGCGCCATTTTGCAGCACCATACCTTGTATCCCTCCACGCCGTCGCAGGACTCCATTCTCCCCTTCCCATCAAGAACAAAATCTTGCTTCTCAACATCCCACGCAACTGTATAATGGTAATCCCGATCCAGTTGATCTCCGTCATCAATAAATTCGGGTGACTCTTCTACTGGAAACAGCACATTCTTTTCATCCACGTTTCCACCTCCCACTAGTTAATTACATCAATGACTACCGCCTCATTTTGTACCCATGCTACAAGTACATGATTCCCAGGCGATAATCCGGGAACCGGTATGGAATGGGAGTGCGATCCGTCTCCATGTTCATGTCCGCCATGGCTTCCACCTGAAGTTTCCAGAAGTATACCAGTCACATGTCGGCACACTGTATAATCTCCCTTAGGGATTTTTACTGGAAAGGTATTTGTTATCAGTCCATAGTCAGACTCTATCCTCCCGAAATCAAGAACAAGCGGAGAATCCGACATGCTTTTCATTCTTTTATGAAGCGTCCTTGCCAGTTTATTTGCTCCAGCATGTCCATCAAACGCCATCGTTATCCCTCCTAATCAAAAGTACCATCGTCTACCCACCCATATACATTACTTGAGCTATCTGCATGTATCAGGTGCCATGGATGTGCTTTTCCCGATCCATTCTTAATGGTTATTTTGGCCCGTCCAGCTTTTGCGTTGTATCCACGGGAACCCGCATAAGAACTGACATAATGTGTTCCGCCGTGAAAATTCACAATATCACCCACGTTGTAAGACTTTTTCTGTACGGTCTGTTGCGCTTTCTTCTCATATTCTTTGAATGGCACATGAAGATCCAAAGTCATACTTCGGCTATCCGCATCATGCCTTATGCCAACAACATAGTAGTAGGCGTTCATGGTCCCAACCGTTACATGTACCAAATCTCCTTTTCTTACCCACGGGATATCAGGTGCCTTTACAGTCATTTCTTCCTGCACTTCCCCCTCCTCGTCAAGTATTGTCTGTGCCGATGTCTTCGCGTCCTCCAAACTTTCATCTGTTCCCCTGCGGACAATTTTCTGTCGAACTCCATATTTGGTGCTTCCGTTCAACACAGCTTCTACTGCACTTTTCCCGTCATCGTCTTCCTGCCCGATAACCTTTACTCTGGTAATCATTCCGGCTGTACTTCTCTTGTGTGTGGCACCGACTACATTTTCAACCGCAAAATGATATACTGTCTTGTTGTTTGCATACGGAACCACATACGCTTTCCCTTTCCTGTCTTGCACGACACATTTCACGCCACCTTTCTTGTAAGCATCATCCAGTATTTCCATAATTACATTTGCAAGATCCTGCGACTTAAATGTTAACTTTGCATGCGTTTCGTTCGGTCCTTCGTATGAACCAAGCGGAATTTCCCAGTCATCAAATATCTTCGTTATGGCAGATTTCGTTCCGGTACCTGCGGGATAATAAATATTATCCTGGCTCTCTTGCAGATTATATAAATTGTCATAGCACTTTCCATCAAACTTGTATCCATCCGAAGAATATGCCGGTTTCCAGTCAATGATATTTCCACGAGCCACCTCATCATCCGTAACACCATCAGAAGCGAATATTCCTACCAAACAGCCGAGTTTTGCTATATCCGAGAACACTTCTTTTGTTGACTTCTCATTTTGGGTTGTGAAAGAAATCCGGGTGGCAAGCTCGTCTTCCCCTTGCTCCCACCCCAGATTTTCTACATAATCCTTTATATTATATTGATTCCCATTTTCGTCCATAATGACGAAGCGGTATTGAACTTTGGATAAATCTATCATTTTTCTGCCCCTTCCTAATTCGGAATAACAAGGACTGTTCCCGGAAAAATCCAATGCCCATTATCGCTATTTGCATAACCATGTTTTTTCGCTGTTGATTCTATGACAGATTTATTTGCATTGTATATCTTCGTCCACGCTGTTCCTGATCCGCCATAAAATTTACGAGCAATAGACCATAATGTATTCCCTTGCTTCACAGTATAACTCCCTTTATTTGATGGCGCTGCTGCCGCCGGTCTTGTTACTGTCTTCTTTACAAACTTTACGATTTTCAACTCGTCTGTCGTGTAAACTTTCAGAGACCGATACTGTACAAATTCTACTGAATACTTCTTGTTTCCATATCCACCATAATCAGTACATTCAAACCTGCTGATTGTAACATCAATATTTATATTAGTTTCAGTGACCATCAGACGCAGAACAGTTCCTTTTTCCTGCCAGTTTTTCAGTATTTTTTCGCACTCTGTTGGCTTAACCCATTGTTTTACAATAGATTCGTTCTTTTTGGCCTCTCCAAAAAATATCCCATCAAACGAAACCTCTGTAAGCTTCATCCCTTTCGGGATTTTTACCTCTCCGCAAGACAGGATATCGTAGGACTGATAATTAGTCCGGTTTGTTCCCTTTACCTCCTCTGGGAGGCTTGGAAAGATAAATTTGCTTTTACCGTTTTCAACTTCGGTTAAAATAACATCCATAAAGCGCCTCCCTTAACTACTTACTGGCATGTTTGAGAAAACTTCGCCCAGGCGATCCGCAAGCTCACCGCCGAGGTCATCTGCCAGTTCTTTCATGTGCATTTTAATAATTTGCAGGATATCATCTTCCCTTTGGCTGGTTGACGAAATCACGAACTGCGGATTTACAGTTACACGAAGGTTTACTTCTTTTGTATCCGAGTTTTTCTCGCTTTCAATGACAGTCGAAACATCAGAAGTGCCGCTGTCGCTCTCTGATATTGGCTCTACAAGGCTTTCTGTATTCTCCCATATATTTTTATTGGAAAACGCTCCAGAACCGATAAAGCCGCCGTCAGCGTGATTTCCTACTCCGAGCATTTCTCCGGCTTGAGCCCACAACTCCAGTCCTCTTTGCCGCCGTTTGCTTCCAAGCGGAATGATTACTTCCGGTCCGTCCTCGCCCCACCATGTAAGCTCCGGGCCATAAGCGAAACCGCCATTTGCATGGCTTGAAATACTTCCACTGACCGTAGCCGTTCCGGTTCCGCCACCGCTAAAACTAATCGTTGCAGATGGGTTTGCCAGCTTATAATTCGCCGTAATCGTAACGGTCGTAGTGGTCGAAAATCCTGCCGAAAATGCCGTGTTAATCGCAGATCCGACGTTGCTGTAAAGGGTGTCTATCGCCCCTTGAATGGTTCCCATGGTCGCAGTAATTGCATTCGAGATACCATTTCCAACAGCAGTTGTGACGCCGGAATAGTCCAAGCTGTCTATCGAAGATGTGATACTGCTCTGCATAGCGGCTGTAAATCCGCTCATATCAACCCCTTCGGTCGATGACAGCGCCGTTACAATAGAGGTGTTGATCATCTGCGCGCTTTCCGAAAGATCTATTCCTTCAAGCGCGGCGGTTAATGAGTTCTGTATGCCTTCCTGCAATCCGGCTCCCGACTCAGACATATCTACCGATGCCATAGCCTCTCCAAGCTTCTGGTTCATCATTCCTCCAACCTCTGTGAGATCAATGTTTTCCAAAGAGGCTGTCAAAGAACTCTGTAGCCCTTCCTGAAGCCCTGCGTCAGATTCAGACATATCCACGGCTCCCATAGCTTCGCCAAGTTTGCTGTTCATTATTATTCCGATATCTGTGAAATCTATATTTTCAGCGGATGACATGAGAG